GGGGCAGGCCCGCCGTGGCGGCGATGGCGCGAATCTCGCGGTTCTGATCGGCGCGGGTCAGGCGCGCCGTTTCGGCCTCCGTGGTGACGGGGGCCTCGGTCGTCTCGGTCGTCATGGGGGGTTCTCCTGCTCGGAAATGCGCGCCGGGATCGGCGGGGATCGGAACGATGGACACCTCAATCGGCATCCACCGTGCGGCGATGCGGATGCGGCGGTCGCCCTCGCGGGCCTCGCGCCATTCCTGCACCGTGTAGCCGACCGACAGGCCCCGCAGGGTGCCGTCGGCAATGTCGCTCAGCACCGCCGCCGCCGCGTCGGTCTGGCGGAAGCGCAGCCTTGCCCATAGCCCCTCGGGGCGAAGCTCGGCCGCCTCCACCACCCCGAGTTGGTCGCGGGTCGAGGCGGAACGGTGCGCGTCCAGCACCGGCGCGCCGATCAACCGCGCCAGGTCCGCGCCCTTGAGGTCGAGGCGTTCGACCACCCCACCGCGCGGCACGTCCGCGCCGGTCGAGACGATGGCCTCCACCGTCCGGGCGGCGGGGTCGAGGGTGGCGGGCCGAAGATCGGCGGGGCGCAAGGCGAGGGTCATTGCACGGCCTCCACGGGGCGGCGGGCGCGGTCGCGGGCAAGTTCCGCGTCAAGCTCGTCGATGTCCCGGCCGCGCGCGGCGACCACCTCTTCGCGGCTCTTCAGGCCCGCGTTGATCGCCGCAATCTCGGCCGCGACCTGCGCCTCGGGGTCCGTCCAGTCGAAGCCGGGGCCGATGAAGCGCACCGCGAGATGGTCAGCCAGCGACACGGGATCGGCGGGGACCGTGCCCGCCAGAACCCGCACGCCGATCCAGCGCCGCCAGAGCGGGCGCAGCACCTGCGCCTCGATCAGGTGCCGCTGGTGGGCTTCGGCGCGGCGGCGGAAGTCGAGCAACCCGACACGGGCCGAAGAGTAGTTCGCCGCCGCGAGGTCGCCCGTCAGGCCTTCGTAGGTCAGGCCCGCCCCGGCGGCGATCTCGCGGTCAACGGCGGCCAAGAAGGCCACCGCGTCGCGCAACCCCTGCGGCTGCGGGGTGAAGGTCACGTCCGCGCCGGGCGGCAGAATGCGCATCGCGCCCGGCTCAAGGGCCACGTTCAGCGCCCCGCCCGCCCCGCCTTCGCCAGCAAAGCCCGCCGCGCCGCCCTCGGGGTCGCGCACGAAGCCCGTCAACAGCGCCCCGATCTTGGCCTGCATCAGCAGCGCATCGGCCAGTGCGTCGCGGTCGGCCAGCTTCAGCATCACCGGGGCCAGCCAACTCAGGCCCCGCACCTGCCCCGGAAACTGGCGGTCGAAGACGTGGATCAGGTCCGACGCGGGGATGCGCACTGTCTCGTAGGGCGCAAAGCCGGTGCCGGGCGGTTCGCGCAAGACGTGGTAGGCAACCACCGTCCCGTCACGGTCGAGCTCGATCCCCTGCTCGATCCGCCCGCCGCCGTCCAGCGGGCGCGACAGGGCCGCGTCCACCTGCGCGGGGTCCAGAACCTCGGGCCGCAGTGCGCCGTCGTCGGTCGGTCGCAGGTGCACGAAGGCCTCGCCGTCCCGCACCAGGCACCGGGCCACCAGCGGCAGGATCGGGTTCGCCAGCCGCTCGAAGTCGTCATTGAGCGCCGCCCGCGTGTCGCGGTCGGGGTGCCGCGACCGGGCCTGCCAGCCGCGCCCGACCAGGGCGGAAGCCCAGGCCTCCACGATCCGCCGCCCCTGCGCCGTGTTCGTGTAAAGCCCTGCGGCGCGGGCGCGCGTGGTGGCGCGGGCCGCATCCGTCGCGCGGGCCGGGTTGTGCAGCATCGGCACCCCCTGCCACCGCCGCCCCCCGCCGCCCGCCTCAATCTGACGGCGGCGCATGGGCGACAGGATGCGGTCGAAGAGGCGCGCGGCGAGGGTCATGTGTCGCTGCCCCGCATGAACAACAAGGCGCGGCGGGCCCTTTCCTCTTCGACGAACCATGCCGGATATCCGGTCAGGTCTTCGGGCACGGCGCGCACCTCGCCTTCGGGCAGCCCGAGTTCCTGCGCCGCCGACAAAAGGCGTTCGGCGATCCGCTTGACCGGCACCGCCAGAATCCCGACCAGTTGAACACCGGGTGCAATATCGGCGATCCGCTCGCGGGCCAGCAGCTCGATGTCTTGCCACCGGCCTGCAACCACGGTTCGGGCGTCCCAGTCCTTCGGCTTGTCGGCCCAATCGTAGTGAATCAAAGCTGCGAAAAGTTCTTGGCTGCCGCAAAAGGCAAACGGATCGAGCGGGTGAAGCGCTGGCAGCGCCCCGGCTGCCAGCTTCGAAGCGGCGGCAAGGTCGGTCAATTCGGCCGCCTCAAGCATCAGCGCCAAAGCAAGGGCGTCGCCCATGCCGTAGTCAGACCATCGGAAAGAAGGGATCGCAAAGGGAAGCAGGTCCCGCGACGACCAGAGTTCAAAGGCCTTGGCGGTGCAGCCGGTGATTGCCAACAGGGCTTGGCGCTTCATGCCTTTTCCTCTTGCAGTGCGAGGAAACCCGTAGCACATTATTAGTCACCACTCAAGATGCGTGGTCTCATGCATCCACCGGCTTTCCGTCACCACCTTCGGCCGCGCCTCGGGGGCGCGCCGCCCGCCCCATTCCGCGCGGCAGTCAACGCCGCTCGGCATTCATCACCACCCGCGCGACAAGCATCTCGTCCACTTCGGCCTTTGTAACCATCTCGGTCGTGCCGTCGCCGCGCGTCAGAAGCAGTTCGCCCCCGCCTTCGGGCTTTGGGATCACCTCGGTCGTGCCGTCGTCGCGCGTCCGCAGCAGTTCGCCCCTGCCAACGAATTGCAGCCTCACCACCTCACCAGACGCCAAAACATAGCGGGCGTCAGCGCAGTAGCGCTCGCACGGCACCACGATGATCCACGCACCCCGGCGAAGATGGAGGGCGTCGGAATCGTCGAGGATTTGCAGCGCATAAAGCGGTTCCTTGGCGACAAAAGCCTGGCCGGGCGCGATACGGCCTTCTTCAATGCCGAAGTCGGGCAACTGGCGACGGGTTCGATCAGTCATCTCTGCATCCATGCGCTTTGTGTCTGGATTCTCGGCCGAGCCTCGGGGGCCGCACCGCCCGCCAGCGCGGCGCGGCGGGCCTGCCAGTCGGGGGCGACCATCTGCCGGGCGGCGACGGCATAGATCACGCAATCGAGCCCTTCGGCCCGCCGTCCGGGGATGCGTTCGAAGCTCCGCACGGGCTGCCCGCGCCGATAGCGCACCACCGCCCGCTCGCTGGCCACCTGCTCATGCCACACCTCCGGCAGTTCGGCCGACAGGCGGAAGGCACCGGGCCGGGCGAGGCGGGCAAAGAGCCATGTCTTGGCCGCATCCACCCCGACGATCCACAACCGCCCGCCCTTGGTGCGCGTGCCCTGCCGATCAATGATCGGGCGGCTCATGCCCGGCGCGCCCTTGATCGCGAAGACCTTGCGCCGCAGACGGGGTGCCGCGAAGCGCATCACCTGGTCCATGGTCGCGCCGTCGCCCGCGTCGATACAGGCCGCATCCAGCGCCAGCCGCCCGCCCGATGCATGGGGCCATGTCTTCGACAGAAGCGCGTCAAGCTCGCCCCAGGTCGCGGCGTCGTCGTAGCGCCCCCACAACACCCGATGCCCCGCCGCCAGCGGCACCCCGTCCTCGGTCCAGGCAAGGAACGTCACCTCAAGCCGGTCGTGCTGCACGTCCACCCCGGCGGTCAGCGCCAGCGCCTCGGCCGGAAGCCCCGCCTCGAGTCCCCAGGGTTCGGCCCGCGCAGCAAGATCGGCTTCCTCGAGCTCCTCGCCCGCGCCGCGCCAGCCCTGCGCAAGGATCGTGTTGACGAAGGTCTGCAACGTGGCCGGATCGTCCTTCGCGGCGCCGAACTCGGCCGCCAGCCGCCCCCACGATGCGTTCTCGTGAAGGCTCACCAGCGCATTCAGGCGAAAGCCCGCGTGCCCCCGCACCTCGGGCGCAGTCGCCCGCCACCCCCCCGCCGCAACCATGGCGGGCTTATGCCGCTCGGCCACCAGCACCCCGCAACCCGGACAACACCAGGCCGCTTCCTCAGGCCGCCCCTCGGGCCAGCGAATGTGTTCCCACAGGATTTCCGAGAACGTGCCGCACTCCGGGCAAGGCACCTCGAAGATGCGCCGGTCGCTGGCCGCCCAGGCGCGCAGGACATGGCTTGTGTCCTCGAAGGTCGGAGTGCTGCCCATGACGATCTTGCGGCTGGGGAAGCTCAGGGTGCGCCGCTCCGCCAGGAGGATCGGGCTTCCCTCGGGCGTCGGCTCCATCGCGTCCGCCTCGTCAATGAACAGGACGCGGGCGGTGTGGCGGCGCAGGTTGCGGGGCGCGCGGGCCGCGACGACCTTGAGCGATCCGCCGGGGAAGCGCCGCGACAGGATCGTGTCCCGCTCCGCCCCTTCCCGATCCTCGGCCAGCGCCCGCGCCACCACGGGCGAGGCGGCGAAGGTCGGTTCGAGGTCGCTCACCACATAGTCGCGGCAATCCGCCTCGGTCGGCAGAAGGCAAAGGATCGGCGCGGGGTCGTTCGCCACATAGCCCGCCAGCGCCGCCGTCAGCAGCGTCGTGAACCCCACCCGCACCGGCTTGACCACCGTCACCCGCTCGAGCCCCGGATCGCCGATGGCCTCGGCAATGCCGCGCTGGAAGGGCCACAACCGCACCGGGCCGGGGGCGGCGGCGAGGGCATCGGGCAGGCAGATGTTCGCCTCGATCCAGTCGGGCAGGTCGAGGCGCGGCGGCGGCACCAGCGCGCGCCGGGCACGGGCCAGAACCTCGGCCACCTCAGCCATGGGCCGCCTCCACAAGCTCAGCCTGCCCAAGCTCGGCCAGCGCCACCCGCAAGGCCCGATCCACCGCCTCGGCTTCGGTAGAGCTCAACTCACCCGCCGCCCGCAACCGCGAAGGCACCGCCAGAAGCCGCCCGCGCAACTGGCGCAGGAAGTCGCCCCAGGCCCGCTCCGCGTCCTCGGCACGGATCAACTCACCCCGCAGAACCGCGTTCTTCAGCGCCTGCCCGTCCGCCTGCTCACGCGCCAGCCGCGCCCGCTCGGCCGTGAGGCTTGCGACGTGCTCTTCGCCGCCCCGCCCCGACGCCACCCCGCGCAGATGCTCCACATAGGCCCGGACGGTCCGCTCCAGGTCGTAGGAGTCATGCCCAAGGTGAACCACAATGCCGCGCCGCTTGAGTTCGGTCAGCATCGGGGGGGTGATGCCCAGAAGCTCGCAGAGGTCGCGGCCGGACACGCAATGCACCGGCCCGTCACCCGTCAGCCCCGGCAGTTCCGACACAATACGCACCGCAGTTTTACCCCTTTGTGCATTTTTGCACAGACTGATGTGCCGGGGCGCGAACAACCCGCGTTGAAGCGCCCGGGAAGGACCCGTCAGGCGGTCCCGGCCGGTTCCCGCGCCGCCAGCATGACGGCTGCGAGGGAAGGCAAGGGCTCCACCTGCGCCGCCGCCGCGCGCATCCGCTCGGCTGCTGCCGCGCCCCCCAGGGACTGGACCATCACGGCCGCCGCCTCGGCATGGACACCTGCGATGACGGCCACCGGATCGAAGCCCTGTTCTTCGATCAGCAGGCGCAAGAGCTCCCGCACAGTCGCGGCGGTTTCCTCGGCTTGCTCAAGGCGTGTGTCGGTCATGGAGTGCCTCCGTTGTGGTGGGGTTCGTGCTGCGTGTCCGGGTGATGGCCAGCCATGCGGCTGCTGCGCCGCCCCCACGCCGGGCGGGCGGGCAGGGACAAAAAGGGACAACAGGGACACGTTTCCCATATTCGCACGTACGCGTGTGTGTGCGCGCGCGCGCGCGCGCGGGCGTGCGCGCGTACGTGTGAAAAGGGAGAACTTGCCCCTTTTGTCCCTCCTGTCCCTGTCATCGCAGTCGCAGCCCCTTCAGCCCGCGCCGGCCGTTCGATTTGGCGTCGGTGAAGCCGCGCGCGCGCAGTTCCTTGATGACGGTGTTCTGGGTCCACGGGCTCAGGCCTTGCGCCTCCGCCCATTGTGCGAACCGCTGGTGCAGGTCGCCTGCCGAGGTGAAGGCCCCGACCACCCTCTCCACCTCATCGGCGATGAACTGCCCGACCAAATCCTCGTCGTCGAAGTAGGCCGCCGATGCAGCCGCCACCCTGGCGGGCACGTCCAGCCCCCGGCGTTGCCATTCCATCGCGCCCTCGATTGCCCAGGCGAGGATTTGCGGGGCTTCGGCCCGCAGCTTGTCGGCGAGGTGCGGGTCGCGCCGTTCGGGCGGGAAGGTGACGACGAAGGGCACCAAAACGACACGGGCGCGGATCGCCTCGTCAACGCCACGGAATGACGGCTGACTGTTCCCGGCGATCATCACGGTCGCCTCCGGGTCGAACTCGAAGAAGTCCTGCCGCATGAACCTGGCGGTCATCCGGTCGCCCCCGGTCAAGTCCTTGATGACGGCCTCGTCCCAGGTCTTGCCGCGCGGCAGTTCGGAAGCGATAGCGAGGCGTGCGCCCGCCAGGCTGGCAACGTCGGTCGGGTGTCGTTCGCCCTGCGTGTGCAGGAAGGTGGTGGCGGGCACCCGGCGGGCGTAGTCGCCCCAGATGTGGGTCAGCACGTCCAGGAATGTGCTCTTGCCGTTCCTGCCGCTGCCGTGGAGGAAGATCAGCTTGTGCTCGCGGGTTTCGCCGGTCAGGGCATAGCCTGCCGCCCGCTGCATGAAGCCGATCAGGTCGGTATCGCCGTCGAAGACCTCATGCAGGAAGCGCAGCCACCGCGCCGGGCGTCCGGGGGCGGGCGCGATGGTCGTTGACTTGGTGATCATGTCCTCGCGCCGGGCAGGTCGCAGGGTGCCCGTGCGCAGGTCCACGGTTCCGCCGGGGGTGCCGAGCAAGAGGCGGTCGCGGTCGAAGTCCTCGGCACCGGCGGCGCTGGCCGGGTTGGATCGTGCGAGGTCTACCACGGCCGCGACGGTTGCCTTGTGGCGCAGGTGGTCGGCTTGCTTCTTCGCCCATCGCAGCAGCTTTTCGGCGGCGTCGGGGTCCAGGGTTCCGGCTTTCCGCTCGGCCCATGCGGTCAGGGCGTCCGCCCTCTCGCGCAGGAATGCGCGGGTGCGGCTCAGGTGCGCGAGCTTGTCGTCGCGTTCCCACCGGGTGCCGGTCCAGAACAGCCACCGGCCCCACAGGGCGACGTGCCGCGCGTCGCGGTCCCACCCGCTCGTGCCCAGGGCCAGCGCCAGCCCGTCATGCGTCAGGTCGAAGGCGTCGTCGTCGTTCGGCCGTTCCGCCGCCGCCGCAGCTGTGGCGGGCTTCGTGGTGCCTTCTGCGCCGTGCGCCGCGCCGTTCGGGCGGTGACGCGGTTCCGGTCCTCGGGGCGATTGAAGGCCTGCCGTCCAGCCGCTGGCTGCTGTAGCTTCCACCTCTGCGGGCTCCAGCCCGATGCTCAGCGCCGCTGCCCGAAGGCGGTTCTGTGCCTCGATCCCGTCCAGCATTCCGGCCGCAGCGGCTTGGGCAAGGCGGAAGGCGCAGCGGTTCAGTGTCGCGTTGCGCTGTCCCACCGGGGCCGCCAGTAGCTTCGCCAGTTCGCCCTCCAGGGCCGCCCGCCCCCAGGGATTGGTGCCTCCAATGGCGGGCGCGGAAGGGGCTTCTGCGGGCCGCTGCGGGGCTGCCAGCGCCGCCCGCAAGGCTTCGGGAAGGGGGGGCAGGTTCGCCCAGTCAATCGCGGTTTCGGCCGTGTAGCGGCCGGTCGGGGTGACAGTGCCGGGCGCGATGACGTAGCCGCCTTCGCCGCGCGTGTCGATCTTCGCCCCGAGCTTCCCGGCCGTGTTGCCGAAGCCTGGGCCGGGGTGCCGGAAAAGCAGGTGCAGTCCGCCGGACGGGGTGCGCACTCTGGGCTGCGCCGGGTCGGTCAGCAGGTGCCCGAGGTTCAGCGCCGCAAGGCCGCGTTCGCCGATCCGTTCGCCGTTTGCGCGGTCGGTGTCGAGGTCGATCACATACACGCCGGACGCCGCCCCGCATGGCAGGCCAACCAGTGCGCCGGGGTGTTGCCGCCAGAGTTCGGCCACCGCCTCGGGGTCGCAGGTGGCGGTCTCCTTCCAGCGCACCAACGGCCGCTTGTCAGGGCCGCAAGGGAACACCGGAAGCCCGGCCCGTGCGAGTGTCAGGCCCGTATCGCGGTTGTCGTCGCGCGCGACCTGCGGTATAACTCTCGGGCCAACGAAAGCCTCGTGGTAGGCATTTTCCGCCCCGGTTGCGCCCGCCAGCGCGCCGGGGCTTTCCAGTTGTTCAGAACCCCCGCCATCGGGGGGCGCAAACCCTGCCATTATTCGTCTCCTTGATCAGCATGTCAGGTGCCCTTTCGCGCGCTGAACGCGACAGTGTGCGGGCGGGTTGATGAGGCGCGGGCGATCCGCGCCTCGAGGTCGGCAATCGCCGCCGCCATTTCGGCGTCTGTGCCGTAGCGGATACGCTCCTGGCCCATCTGCAACTCGCGGGTGCCGCGCGCGCGCGCCCGGATCAGGTCGTCACGCAGGGCCTCAAGCTCGGCGACGCTCGGCATGGGTCAGGCCCCCACGCGATGCGCGCCGCGCCAGTCGATCCAGCCGCAGCCGAAGTCGAGCCGGACCTTGAACCTGACGGTATCCGTCAGGAAATCGGTTTCCGTCTCCACCACCGGCCCCGGCTGGCCTTCCAGGAGGCTGTATTCCAACGCATCGGCGCGGGCCGGATCGGCGAAGAGGTAATAACGGGTGGCGTTCGTCAGCCTCGGCTCCACGACCAGCGTCAGTCGCCCGGCGAAGGGGTTCACGTCGGCCGCCGTCGCGGGCGCGATGGTGGCAAGCGCCTGTTCGGCCGCCACCTCAAGGTCGGGCGGCACGACCAGGAAGGCGGGTGATACATCGATCAGCCCGCCCGACAGGCCGGTTTGCCGCCGCATCGCCAGCCGCGCCGCCGCCAGCCCCTCAAGGATCGTGGCGGGCGCGGGCGTCGTCAGGTTCGCGTGGTCGGCATGGAACACCGCCTTGCCGTCCGACATGGCCGGGTTGGCCGCGACCTTGGCCGCAACCATCGCCGCCATTGCCGCCCGCGCCGCCGCGCCGAGGCGGGGGGCGATCTGGAACGCGCCGAGGTCGTCGTTCACCAGCGCCTCGCGCGTGATGACGATGCCGCGGCCGTAGGTGGCGAGGCTGTAGCTCTCGCCCGCCTCGGCCAGCGTCGCGAACTTGTATTCGCCCGCCTCGGCCTTCAGAACCAGCCCCGGCCCTTCGCCGAGGATGACGGACCGCTTCGGCCGGAAGTCGCGGATGGTGCGCCGCTGCGCCACCTGCAACAGGCCCGCCGGGGCGGCGTCGTAGCCCCGCCGCACCTCGCGGTTGGCCGCATCTGCGAGGATCAAGGGGAAGTCGGAAGTTGAGTGCGCCCGCGTCACGGCCGCCGCGTCGGACATGGTGGCGTAGCCGGACACCCCGGCGCGGCGCAGGCAGTCGCGGGCGAGGTCGGGCAGGCGCATATGCGCCCAGGGCCGGGCGGCGTCGCTCAGCGTGTGATCGGGGTGCATCCTGGCGAAGATCGCTTCGCCCGCGCGGGTGGCGATCAGGGCCGGGTCGGTGTGGTCGGCCACGATCCGGGCGGTCGCGCGCGGGGCCTGGGCCGTGCGGGCGCGCATCGCCTCGAAGGCCGCCGCGCGGGCTTCCTCGGGGGTTGCCTCGCGGTCGATCAGGTCATCGGCCCAGGTGTGGGGCAGGCCCGCCGTGGCGGCGATGGCGCGAATCTCGCGGTTCTGATCGGCGCGGGTCAGGCGCGCCGTTTCGGCCTCCGTGGTGACGGGGGCCTCGGTCGTCTCGGTCGTCATGGGGGGTTCTCC